CCTACGCAAAAATGGTTGTGGGAGAATATAGGCGCTCCGCTGTATTATTGCGCTGATTGTCTTTTGGAAGTGAAGGTGAAAATAGTAGAAGGCGGAGAACCAATTATTAAACGCCCCTGCAATTGTGAAGCTCAGATTATTGCTCCTCGTAAGGCTGTGTGCATGGGTGAGGGAAACGCAATTCATAAAGTGCCATTTCCTGTAATGCGTGAAATTATTAAACAGCGTGTGATTGCAATGCTGACAGGGCGGTGCGGGTGAGTGGGTTTAGAAACATATCTGCGATTGTGGAATCAGACGAGGCTGGAAAGACGTATATTGGCCAGTTTCGTAAGGTTGTTTCGTCTGCGGCTACTATCACCTCATCATGGGTAGATTACAGCTATTTCGCAGGGCTTCCTTTAGCAAACTTTTATGCCTCAACCCCCTTAGAATCAGCGTATCTCGACCCCTCTCGTGGTATTTTTATTCCTGATGTAAATGGCAGTCAGCACCTTAAAAGCTTAATGTTGATGACAGGTTCAGCCGCCGCAGCCACTACCACGAACAGACTACAGCAAGCTGTATTATGTGATTACCTGATGTATTATCCGTTTATTGATACGGATGCCGTAGGGGAATTACAAGAGATGGTGCAAGCTGTCACGATTCCTCGTTATACAAGCGGCCAAGTCATTCTGATAGCACAGGCTGCCAGTTCTAGAATTGGCCAATTCACTATGAATTATACCAATCAAGATGGGGTTTCTGGTAGGGTTTCGCCTAACGTGTTTACGCAGATTGTAGCGGGTGGTGGCCAATCATTGCTTGCTAATATATCTGGGGGTGGGTTCAACCCTTATATGCCATTGCAAGCGGGTGATTCTGGCGTAAAGTCAATCGAAAGCGTGACGTTTACCGCTGCTGGTGGTGGATTAATGGCTTTAGTAATCGTAAACCCATTGCAAACACAGATGATGTTTGAGGAGTGCAGAACCAACTCAGGCGCATTTGGTAGCGCGTCACAGGTTGTTCGACCTATTCACCAAGCTGGATTACCTGAGATTAAAGAGGGTGCAACCTTGAATATATTTGCTAAATGTAACGGAGGCTCGGTTGCTTCATCGCAATTAGCTGGAATGATAGAAACTATTTGGAGCTAAACATGGGCTGGACTTCACAAGACGATTTAATAAATCAGATTACTACAAACGCAAAAACAGGCACGACTATTTATAGTAAGACCCTGCCCGCCGCTGGTGTTGCTGGTGCATGGACTGACCTTGGCAACGCCGCTGGTATTCCCGTTGCCAACACTTGGGGGGCGGCCGATTTAACCTTTACCTCCACAGATGATACTTGGGCTGAGGGTACTCTTTATAAAGGAGGCGATGTATCTCCTGCAACCAAGCACTTTTTAAGCGCAGGTGTTTCCGCTGTTGCTGCTGCTGGCGCTCCTTGGTTCATCATGGCTGTTGACCAAGTGGGTTATGTAAAGCTTTCAGGAACAAACGTATCGACCATAGGTTCCAAAGTAGTTACCATGACGGCTATTGGTTCCTCTGGTGCAAAGGTTGACCGCTATCCTAATGGTGTGGGTTTGCAGATGTATATGAGTGCATCAGGCGCATTGGGCGCTAACGCTCCTACTTGCATCGTGAACTATCTCGACACAGGCGGATTATCTGGTGCAACTACTACATTCACTTCAACGGCATCAGTGGCAAGCGGAAACATTATTAATAGTGGAGCGGCGGCAAACAAATACAATCCATTCCTCCCATTGGCTGCTGGCGATACTGGCGTTTCTGATATTGTAAACGTCACTTGGGCTGGTACGGCTCACGCTTCAGGAACGGTAATCTTGCACTTAGTCAAGCCACTTTGGGCGCTGCCTATCCCTGCTACTGGTGTTTACACAAAAGCAGATTTTGTGAATGCTATTCCTTCCCTACGCCGCATCCCAGATGGTGCAAATATTCAGTTTATCCTATTCCAAACTGGCGCAACCACTACAGGCGGCACTGTGTTTGCTGATTTCGACTGGGGTTATGGGGGCTAGATGCTAAGGCAGAACGGCAATGGAAATTCTTTAGGCTGCACTAGATTCTTTGGTGCTGGGACGCTTGGTAACGGCTCTTTCCCCTACATAAATATGGCAAACTCGCATAATAGCGGTTCTCGCTGTAATCTGTTTATGGGTGAGGCAAATATGTCTTATACCGCATCTATCCCTGATGGCACACGGCATCCTGTAGCTTGGCTTATGCCACAAAAAGCAGGGGGCTTACGTACATTTAATAATCTAAATGGCACAGGCACTATTTCTGCCTCTATCCTTTCTGTGAAGCTATTAGAAGCCGCTATAGATGGGGAGGGCAACCTTACAGCATTTGGCTCACTTCTGGTGCAAGCCTTAGCTAATATCACAGGCTCAGGTGGTGTTAGTGATGCAGACCTTCTGGCGTTTCTAGCTATGGTTGCTGCTATTGGTGGCAGTGGTGATGCAGAAGGAACAGCAACAGGCCTTGCAGAATTACTCGCAACACTTACAGGCAGTGGCACGCTGGAAGATTCCGTTATTTCAGGTATTGCAGAGCTTATTGCTGATTTAGTGGTGACAGGCACAGGACTAACCGCTGGAGATGTTGCGTCTGCTGTATGGTCATCTGTTGCTTCGGCAAATGACATTGCTGGTTCAATGGGTGAAAAGCTTAACGATGCAGGAAGCGCAAGCAATCCGTGGACTGAGGTTATAGAATCTGGCTACACCGCCGAGGAAATCCTACGCCTTATTTCTGCTGTATTGCTTGGTAAGGTATCAGGTGCAGGCACAGGAGTAGAAACATTTACAGGCATTGATGGTGTGACCGATAGGGTAGTAGGTTCTGTGACATCTGTAGGTAATAGAACGAGCGTGATTTTGGATGGTGCTTGATGTATTTATCATCACAGTATTTTAGAGCTAAATGCTTCGATTCAAACTATTTTGGTAGCGGTGGCACTCCTATTGAATCTGTGCCATATACTTTAGGTAGTGGGTTTAGGTATCTAAGAAAAATAGAGCAGCCTACCCAACAAGAAGTTAAGAAAAATCAACAAAAAGCGATATTAAAAGCGGTAGCAATAAAGAAAAAAAGCCTAAGGCTTACTTATGACTATCCTGAAATAGAGCGGTTAGAAAAAGAAATAAAAGAAGCGCTGACCGTTTACATTAAAATTCGCGCTATTAGAAAGTCCATTAAAAGACGTATTTCCTTATTATTATTAATCAACTAGGAGTTTTACCATGTCAGAACAACAAGAACAAGTAGTAGAAGTAATGAGCTTTGCGGCACTTGCTGAAGCAATGAAAGATGATGCGCCAGCAGCAGTTGAACCAGCGGAAGAAGTAGAGCAAGAGGAAGTCGAGGAAGTTGAACAGGAAGAGCAAGCAGAAGAAGAGCAAGCCCCTGTTGATGAAGCGCCTAAAAAGAAAACCTCCATGCTTGATGAATTGCGCGAGGAACGTAAAGAAAAGCGTGAGGAACGCCAATTGCGTCTTGCTGCTGAAGAGCGCGCTAACCGTTTAGAGCAACAAAACCGCGAAATACTGGAAGCTTTGAAAGGTGGAGCTGCTGCGCAAGAGCCTGAAGATGAGGCAATTGATGCGGAGCATATCAATCCTATTAAGGCTGAGTTACAACAAATGAAAGTAACCAATGCCCTTCGGGAAATTCACGATTCAGGCGTGGAAGCGTTTGGTTCTGATTACAATGTGGCGCGTCAGATTCTTTTAGCTGCTGAAATGAAGGCTATTAAAGATGAGATTGAACCAGCGGGCTTTGGTGCAACGGATACCGAGATTAAAAACCTTGCCAGCCAGCGAGTTCGTCAACGCGAATTAAACCTTTTACAATCTAACAAAAATGTGGCAGAGTACACATGGAAACGAGCAAATTCTATTGCTGCACAATTCAAAGTTAATGATAGCCCTAAAAAGCCTAGTGGCAAAGTCGATATGGCTGCAATCACTAAGGCAAGGCAAGAATCTGAAATTGCCCCTGTGAAGCGTCAAGCGTCTGGTGGTAATCAAGCAGGAAGCATGGCGGATTATGAAGCTATGTTTGCTGCGGAAGATAAAATGCGCGGCGGGTTATCGTAAGTTCGTTACAGGAACGTAAACCCTGAGAGACTAAAGCGCGTGGCAGTTCGCAAACTGCATGTTGCTTGCCTGACATATAGGCATGTTCGCTTGATAGAGCGTTAAACTTATCATTACTTTTTGATTCTTTTAACATTTCACAAGGAGCATTCACATGCCTACCGCAATCGGTACACTTTCACAGGGTAACGCTACCTTCGACTTAACGAAGCAGTCGTCCCGCCTATTCTATGAAGTAAAAACAGATGACCTTATGGCTATTCTGGGTGAAGCTGGTGTAATTTCACCAGAGCAAAAACTCACTCAAGAATCTGGTACTTCCGTACAGCTTCAAAACATCCTGCGCCGTGATTCTAAAGGCACAACTGGCGATGCTGATTTCTACAGCACTGCTACGCCTTATGAGTACGGCACTCGTACACTGACTATCAATAAGCTGACAGATAGCTACAGCTATCCAATGAAAGGCACGTTGACCCAACAAATCCACCCTGCTGACCTTCGGGCAGATAAAGGGCGTGCATCTGTTGAGTGGATGAAGTCAATCATTCGTTACTCAGTGCTTAACCAAGCTGGTGGTAATACTGCAACCTCAATCACTGCCGCATGGAACGCTTCTACAGTATTCACTGGTGGTGACTTGACTAAGGTAACGGGTTATAACTCTGCCATTGCGCCTTCCGCTACCTTTAAGGGTATTGGTAATTTGGGCACTGGTGGCGTGACCACTGACCAAGGCGTTACATCTTCAAACACGCTGACTTTCCAAGACTTTCAGCGTGCGCGTGAAGCTTACAGCGTAACCACTACTGGCTTCACTTCATTCAACCGCATCCAAGGCAAGCCTTATGATGTAGTTGCTGTTGTAGGTACGTCAGGCATGAACCAGCTTCGCAACCAATCTTCTGCTGCGAACACTGCATTTAACTTGCAGCAAATGTTCTATAGCAAAATGGCTGGCGGCTTAAAAGAAATTATGTTGTCTAACTTCATTGTTGACCGCATTTTGTTCATTGAAGTTGCTGACGATTACTTGCCACGCGGTGTGAACTCTGGCTCTAACGTTGAAGTAGCTAACACTCGCCGCGCTGTTATCATGGGTGCAAACGCCTTAGACCTTGCTTATGGTAAGGGCTATACGCTACCAAATGGTGACATCACGGGTGGTTTCTCTGTGATGATTGACGAGCAATACAAAAAAGCAAATGGCATTGGCTACGGCTTTATCCACGCGCTTTATGGATGCAAGAAAACACAGCTTGAAGGCTTCGGCGCAAACGCTGGCGTACAGCGTGACCTCGCTACCTATGTAATAACACACTACACAGCACTATAAGGAGTATTAAACATGGTTGCATATACTGGAACAATTGATATCGCTGGCAAAAATGGTGAAATAGGTTCTCAAAACTTTTGCCGTGGTAAATATGCGCTTGCGGGGGCATTAGCTAACACGGACACCATTACTTGGCCTAACCTGTTGCCTTTGGCTGGCGGTAAGATTGTAGGGTTTCGATTCTACAGCTTAGAGCTTGATACCAATGCAACGCCTACCATGACTTTTACCGTTGGTAATAGTGATGATGCGGATGGTTATTTGGAAACTGTAAACGGTGGATTGCCAGCAACGCTTCCTGCAAATGGAAGCCAGCTTTCATACGCTGGTAATGGTGCTCTCATTGCGACTACTGTGACTAACCGCAATGTTGTCCTCACTGTAACAGGTGTTGTGGCGACAGGCGTTGCGGCGGGTAACCTCTTTGTTGAGATTATCTTAGAAGGCGTATAAACGAAGGGGCGGAGCGATGGTTACATTATTGACGATGCGAGAGCAAATTAAGACGGAACTGTTGGTGAACGGTACTGCGCTTGATTCCTCGGTTGATAATGCGATTCGCTCCGCTCTCCGCATTATGCGGGGAAAAAGGTTTTTCTTTTTAGAATCAACCACGACTATCGCACTCCTTTCGGGTAATAGCTCGGTAGCTTTGCCTAGTGACTTTGCCGCAGCGGGTACATTCTCCATTGTTAATGGCTCGGCTGTTATGATGGATGGCGCAGGATATGACTATCTCACTTATGATGAATTACAGCGCAAGTGGTTATATGTTGCCACGTTGCCTAACGGCCTTCCGCAAGCATGCGCGGTATTAAATGGCACACTTTATAACTCACACACGGCGAATCAGGATTATGCAATCCGATTAAATTATTTCAAAAAAGACGCGACATTACCAACAAGCGATACTGATACTTCAATCTGGTTTGATGATGGTTATGACGTTATTCGCTCTCATGCGCGTAAGATATTCAAACAAGAAACCGAAGGCTACACGCCTGATGGCAACGATGATGCGCTGATAGCGATGTATTATGGCAATCTCTGCCAACAAGGTGCAATGTATAACGAGGGAGCTAGATAATGGCTGTTACCACGAATTTAGGGTTGACCAAACCCACCGTAGGAGGCGATGGCGACTTATGGGGCGGGTATCTTAACACTGACCTTGACGCGATTGACGCACAAGCGCCGCGTGCGATTGCTGTGGCCATTTCAGATGAAACAACGGCTATCACGACAGGAACGGCAAAGGTAACTTTCCGTATGCCTTACGCCATGACTGTGACGGCGGTTCGGGCATCCCTTACCACAGCCTCAAGCTCAGGCATTCCCACGTTTGATATTAACGAGGCTGGCGTTTCGATTCTTTCTACGAAATTAACGATTGATGCAAATGAAAAAACTAGCACTACCGCTGCAACTCCTGTTGTGATTTCTGATACTGCGCTGGCGAATGATGCAGAGATAACGATAGATGTTGATGTTGCGGGTACTGGTGCAGCGGGAGCTAAAATATACATCATAGGGATTCTTGCATAGATGTTTCTTATCAACCCCTATTCCTTCGGAGGCGGTAACTTGTTTGCGGCTACTTCATCCGTGGGCAATGGTGGCACTCAAAACATTATCACTGGGCAAAATCTTGCGGCTGGTGGGTTAGTTTTTGGTAAAAACGTTGGTAGCGGCGGAGATTGGGCTTGCCGTGATACTGTTCGAGGCAATACTAAACGGCTTATTCTTAATGCCAGTAATTCTGAGATAACAGATGGTGCTGGCTATTTAACATCGTTTAATAGTAACGGTGTGACGTATGGTGAAAACGCGAATGAAAACACTAATGGTGTAGCTTGCTTAACGCTTTCATGGCTAGAGCAAGCTGGCTATATGGATGTGGTGACTTATAGCGGAAACTCAGCTAATCGCACTGTGGCGCATAATTTAGGCGCGGCTTTCAAGTTTGGCATATTCAAAAGCCGTTCCGCTTCAGGTAAATGGATTGTTTATCATGATTCAATTGGCGCAACAAAATACCTTACGCTAAATGAAACAACTGCGGCTATAACGGATAGCCAGCAATTCCAAGATACTGCACCAACGTCTAGCGTGTTTTCGTTAGGAACAAGTGGAGATGTCAACGATGCGGCGGCTACTTACGTCGCCTACCTCTTTGCCCAGAAAGCAGGAAAAAGCAAGTTTGGGAGTTATACGGGGACGGGCGCAAGCAATGCAATTACAGGGCTAGGCTTCACTCCAAGATTAGTAATGGTTAAGCGCATTGATTCGACAGGCGATTGGTGGATTGCATATAAAGATGGTTCGACTGTTTACATGTTGAAGGCAAATGATACCGCAGCCAGAAGCGGTGCTTTAATGACATTCGATGCTGATGGCTTTACGCTTGGTGTATCAAGCAATGTAAACGCATCAAGCGCAACCTACATCTATTCAGCGTGGGGTTGATATGCGTGCAGGGAAGCTGATAGACATAAAATACAAGGGCGGTACTGCAAAGTCACCGCAGAACACCAAAATTACAAGCATATCCTTCTCTGATACTGACAAAGTGCAGTTTGTAGGTGAAGGACGGCTAGAAACCGTGCAACCTTGGCTTGATGTTACCCCTACATCACCTGCTTTCTCTGGTATTTGCCGCGCTATTCATGGTGTTGAAATAGGGCGGAGTGGTTTTTATTACTACTTTGGCACTAGCTCCATGCAGTATTTGTTTAAGAATGGCAGTTTAACCAACATCTCCCCCCTGCAAGTAACCCCAATTGCGATTGCGAATAGCATTGCAACAACCAACACCAGTAAAACCATTGTATTTACGGCTGCGGCGCACGGCCAAGCGGTAGGTGATAGAGTGAAGATTCTAGGAGCGGCCGCAACTGGCGGCATTCCTGCGCTATCCATCAATAAAGAGCATATTATCACGGCTATTACGGCGGGTACGTTTAGCGTCCTAACTGATACGGCTGCGACTTCCAACGTGGCAGCAGGCGGTGGTGCAGCAACTACATATCAGAAGCAAATTGCCGCGGGCAATATCAATCAAGCCAACGCTACTGGCTATGGTTATGGCCTCTATGGTGCGGGTACTTATGGCACGCCTAAAACCTCGCTTAGTGGTTTGCAATCATACCCTAGAACGTGGAGTTATGGAGATTTTGGCTCTGATATTGTCATGAACGCGGGGGATTATGACACTGGTGATGGGCAAAAGATTTATATTCACGATGGCAGTACTACAGTTGCCCCTACAGTGCTTACCAACGCACCAACGGATTGCAACCATGTTTCTGTGGTGAATAATGCAGTAGTAGCTTTATGTGGCACTACCATCAAAATCTCCGACCTTGGCGACGCGACTATATGGACACCCGCCGCAACTAATACGGCTTATAGTCAAGAATTACAGAACATTTCACGCTTAGTTTGCTGCGTGCCTTTTGGTGATAAGAACGCGCTTATATTCAGTTTTAATGAGGTGTTTTTACTCACCTATGTAGGAGGGGCTGATCGCTGGGATATTAGGCAGATAAATTCTGCGGAGGGCATCATTGCGCCTCATGCTTGGGCGAAACTGAATAATGTGCTTTACTGGCAAGGGTTTTATAATATCTACCGCTTTACAGGTGCGGAAGTGGAAACATTACCAAATGTGCAAAATGCTGAGTGGGTTAATGAGAATATGAACCGCACTCAGCACTATAAATGCTTTGCCACGGCAGATATTAACAATAATCAAGTATTGTTTCATTTTCCTACTGGTGCGAATAACGAGCCTTCTGATTATTTGACATTTAGCCAAGACACTAACACCTATACGTTAGGGCTACACGATAGAACAGGCGCAATGCACAAGCCTGTAGGCCAGCGCCATTACTATGCTGCAAGTGGCAAAATATACCGCCATTTTATGAGTGATGATTCCATCCAGTTTGCTTGGACTGCTACGACTTCAGAAGCGTATCTTGATAATGGCGAAAATCGCTATGCAGTCACAGAGATATATCCTGATGCAAATATGCAGGGTAATATGACATTAACCGTAACCATGCGCGAGTTTGCACAAGATACGATGACTTATTCACAGAGTTACACCATTACGCCAACCACGCAATATATAAGCATTAGAGCGGCTGGGCGCTTGGTTAGTCTTACATTCTCTGGCAACTATCAAACGCAGTTCGGCATACCTAAAATCGGATTACGACAACTGGGGAATCAATAATGCCATTTAAGAATTATCCCGATTTATCTGCGTTAGGCGACAAGCAATCAGTGCGTGAGATTTTTAACGCACGCCGTGATGACCAGATTGTGATTGAGCAACTAGAAAAGGGCAAATATCAAGGCCGTTATCGCACAGGGCAACGCGCAGTTCCGACTAGTAATAGTGATGTTGCGGTGACAGATTTTGTAGGAGATGTCTTAAATGACGCAACATATCGCTATGAGTTATTGGATATTTCTGGTACAAGTAAATGGAATAGAACTGCCTTAAATGTGGCGTGGTAGAGGGGTTTTATGGGTATAATTGATACAATAGGCAGTTTTTTAGGTGATATATCACTTGATAAAGTAGGTACTGCGCTAGATATTGGTTCAAAAGTAGCGGGTGCTTTTGGTCAAGCTAAAGGCGGCACAACTTCTACGCCTAGCCAAGTCGCTGGCTATGCTGGGCTTCCGCCAGAGGTTCAAAAGTACCTTATGGATAGCGTATTGCCACAGATTCAAGCACAAGCAACTGCCCCGCGTGTAAGTGTTCCTTTCCGCCGCGCTGATGCAACGGATTACGACCCTATCTTTGGAAGTAAGGCGCGAGTGGCATTACAGGATTATTATGACCGCAAGGCGGTGGGGGATGAGGCTACAAAAGCAGAAACGGCTAAGGAAGCAGCAAAAGCAGAAAAAGCAATAGCTCCTGCAAATAGTAGTGCACAACTTGCAGCTACTATGCAGCGCCTTCGTATGCTTGGTGGTAATCCTGAAACAGATATGTCTGCGGATGCAAAGGCGTATCGTCAAAACCTTCATGATTTAATGGTTATGAAAGATATGGATGGATATAAGAACGAATATACAGGAGGCGTGTTTGATCTTACTGATTATCTTAACAACATGAACACTGCATTGGATGAACGCGCAATGATGGGTAACGGCGGTGGCATTGTTGATTATTCAACCCCTGCATATACCAAAGCTACAAACGCATATAGCCAGCAACGTGACAATGCGCTTCGTAGGCCAAAAGAGATGGATTTAATTGCTCCTTTAGTTGCTGCTGCAATTACAGGCGGTGTTGGGTTGTGGGGCGCTCCTGCCGCCGCTAGTAGCTTGGTGGGCGCGGGTAAGGCAGCAAGCACAGCACTTGGCTTAGGCCAAAGATTGGCAGGTAAGTAATGGCCGCAACCTTAAACAATGCACAAGTTAATCAATTTTTAGCTTCTCAAGGGTTAGCGCAAAATGCAGGAAGTGGCCAAGCTAATGCTGCTATTAGTGGTGCTGGATTAGACGATGCCTTTGCACGTTTTCAGGTGGCACAAGGTGGAATTACAGACGCGGGAACTATTAACCAAATCAATGCAGTACCGCAGGGCGCAGGCCGTGGTGTAGTTCCCATGACTACTGAGCCGTTGCATGGCTACGAAAAGACTGGCCTTAATCAACTAGCAAATCAAAACACTGGCAACTTCCAGCAAGTTTTAGCACAATTGCAGGCAATGAATGCCAACCCACAAGGGACGGCGGCTAATTACACCAATCCTAACGCCACGCGCTTTATGGATGCCGCAGGAAGTGCAACAAGCGCAGGGCTTGCGCCTGTAACCGCTGAACAAATCCAAGGCCAAGCAAACCCCTATGCGGCTGGTATGAAAACAAACCTTAATGAGGCAGGGCAACGCGCTAGGGCTATGCTCACGGCTAATCAAGGGGTGAGGGGCGCTAGAAGCTTTGGTGATACTTCCACAGGGCAACAGCTTGGTGCTATTGATGCGGAAACTCTCAAAGGTGGCCGCGAGATTGATTACAACACGTTTGAAACAGCGCGTGACCAATTGAACACAGAACGCAATCGCAGCATTCAAGGTGGTGGTCAGTTCGGCCAGCTTGCCACAGGAGCGCAGGGCATTACAAGCGATGCCTTGAGAAGTGCGCTGGCTGGCTTAACTGGTAGCGGTGCAGCGGCAAGTGATGCGTTCAATATCTCTCGCACTGCGGCGCAAGATACGCTTGGTGCTGGTGGTTATATCCGTAAATATAACCAAGGCATCAACGATAAACTTGAAAGCGATATTTTGGCAGAGGGTAATTACTCTAAGCAGAATCTTAATGATATTATCGCACAACTTAATGCGGCGTTTGGTGGAGGCACTTCTTATAGTAATACACCGACTGCAAATAATTATCAGATTGGCAGCCAGTTAGCGGGTACTCTTGCGGAGTTGATAGCAAATAATTCAGCCAATAAAGGAAGTGGCACAACTAGTAATAAAACAGGAAATGCGGCAAATTTCGACTGGAGCGTTTTTAGCGGGGGCCCTAACTCTCTGAAGGGGAATTAAATATGCCATATGATTTAGACATGGGATTGGCGAAAGTAGCGGATAGAGCTTATGGCAACCTCCTGCCACGCTCCGCTATCGAGCAGCTACAAGCAGAACGCAATGCACAAGCACAACAGCAGTCGCTAGAAGCTAACCAGCAGATTCAACAAATGCGTCAAGCGGTGTTGTCTAAAGTTGATGTTAATAATCCTGATTCTCTTAAGTCTGGCGCGGCACAGCTTTATCAGATAGGTGATAATGCGGGTGGTAAAGAGCTTATTGGCTTATCTATGCAGATTGCTAAGGAAAGCAGATTGCAGGGTAAAGTCAACGCTATGAACAAAGTTTTAGCGGGAGAAGGTGGCGGATTAGGTAACCCTGAAACTATTGCTAGGGCTGCTGCTTTGGGTGATGATAAAAGCCTGATGGGTTATGCAACCTTTTTACAAGGGCAAGACAACCGCGCTACAGACGAAGCTAATAAATTGGCGGCTGAGGAGCGAGCGCAGACAAGGCAGATTGCAGAAGAAAACCGCCGCAATAAAGCCGAAACTGATAAGGATTTAAAGAAAATCTCTGTTCCTGACTATGATATTCAGCCAGATATTATACCCTCCGCCAAGGATGCAGAGGCAGTCAAAAAAGCAAATGCCGCCGCGCAAAAACTTATACGGCTCGGTGAAACCCTCAAAGGGCTGACCGATAAAAACGGATTCAAATATACAATGGATGTTCCATTCAGCGATAAAAAGCTAGGCGACCCTATAGCAAAACAGATGGATTCTATCGTTCAGCAAATGAAGCTGGAACAGAAGACTATTGATGATTTGGGTGCTTTAGTGGGTGCAGATTTCAAATTCTTAAACCAATTCCCTGACCCTACATCTATGATTGACGCGCAATCTATGGGTGATGTTGGCACATGGAAAACGCAAATAGATGACTTTTTAGGAAGGTCAAAAATGGCAGTAGACGATATTGCTTCAGCGCGTGGATATATTCCTAAAAAATCCACTAATGACTTTGGTGATGCAAAGCAAGCGCCTGATGGAAACTTTTATGTAGAGCGGAATGGTAAATTCTTTAGGGTGGAGCAATAATGGCCAAGCTCGTTCCAGTTAAGGGAAATCCTTTTTCACCTAGCAAGAAATCAGCAGCGCCTATGATTAGCCGTGATACTGAGCTTGAAACCTTCTTAAAAAGTGGGTTCCAAGGCGCTATGGCAGAGTTTGGTGATGAGGCTATGGCTGCTGCCTTAACCCCCTACACTATGGCAAGTGGGTTAAGCGATAGGGGTATTGTAGATACCTATAAAAACCTTCGTGATGATGCGCGGGAAGTTCAAAAAGCCAGTGAAGCTAAAAATACAAAATCAGCTATTGCTGGAAAACTTACAGGCGCGGTAACAAGTGGAATATTAGCCGCTCCATTAACCCCAGTTACAAGTTTAAAGGGCGCAATGGCTGTAGGCGGCGGAATGGGTGGATTGTACGGCTTAGGTGAAAGCGAAGCAAGCTTAACGGAACAGCCCACAGAAGTCCTACAGGATATAGGAGCTGGCGCGGCGATGGGTGGCGGTGGCGGTGCAGTAGGATATGGTATAGGGAAAGCCGTTACTAGCCCGAACATGCAAGCATTATTACGCGATGAAAGCGGTGCGGTAGGCCGCAAGGTAGGTAATGCCTTATCGCCAGCACAACGCACAGTATTTCGCGCATTGGTAGAGGAAAAAGGATTTACTCCACAACAGGCGGCAGAATATATCCGTAATGCAGGGCGCGGTAATATACCTCTTACACTACCAGAAGCAACAGAAAGCAAAACACTTCTAGGCTATGAAAAACTATTCAGAGGCGGTGCATCTGGCAAGGCCAGTGAGGTTGAAGGTGTATTTACAGGTAATCGCAAGGGTTTGGTAGGGCAAGCATTTGAGGGTGATGTAGGCAGCATTGTTGCGCCAGTAGTATCACCTGATGTTGCTGGCAAAGGTATAAAATCAGCCGCGCAATCGGTATTATCCCGCGCTGAATCAAAACGCTCTAATCTTGCAAAGCCATTTTATGAATTGGCTTATAAACAAACTGTGCCAGATGAAGCGGCTTATTCTCTTTTAGAAAACCCTCTTATCAGTGATGCTTACTCCAAGGTATCAAAAGACCCTGTATGGCAATCTGAATTATCTAGGCAAGTGAAGGGTTCTCTCGGCGAGTGGGATGTCACAAAGCGTTATCTTGATAATTTATACAATAAAGCAATAACTACTGGTGCAAAGCCAGAGGCTCGAATTATTGATGAAGCAAGAAAACAAATAGCTTCAAAGATGGATGAAGTCAGCCCTGCATATAATCAGGCTCGCACAACCTTTGCTAAAGCTAGTCCTAAAGTCGAAAAACTCCGCAATAGCATTGTAGGGGTACTGGCCGATTTAGGTGATGGAGATGTAGTAAAAGCAGCGGATAAGCTATTTCAGGCATCGCCAGCACAAATTAAATACACCCGCCGAATGATTCAAACTGCATCACCTCAAGCGTGGGATGATTTGATTGCCTCCTATATCGGACAAGTAGGGGATAAGGCTAATCACTCTCCTGCCAAAATCTTGAATGCGCTTTCTAGCCTTGGGGAATCAGGTTCAGTATTGCGAGATAAAAAACTAGTTGCTGCGCTTGGTGAAGATAAAGCCAAAGCAATTGGCAAGCTGTTTTCTACCATGAAAAAAACCACTCTTGTTAGGGGTGGAAGTGATACCGCATTTAATCTACAATCTCAGGCGGGATTGAACGCGGATTTAATGTCTCCACTCGAAATGGCTGCATTGCAAGGGCAGGCAGGCGGAATGGATAAGGCGGCGCTTATCCGCCGCTCTGGTGAGTGGGTACGTAATCAGATTATGGCAAAACGCTATGAAGAACTGGCTAAAATCTTTGTAGGTGATGGCTCAGAGGAGTTTGCTAAAAAGATAGAAAAACTACCAGCTAATTCGCTTGAAACATGGCGATTGGTAAATGATAGGATTTCTAAAATAGGTGCAAGTGGTGCTAGGGGCTTTTCACAACCAGTTATAACACAAGACCGCCCTACAGAAATAACAATCAATCCATCGGCGAAGGGAACGCAGGGAGTGCCTGACGTAAACTTGCCAAAAGGACTTACGCCAGTAGAAGGCAACCCCTTTGAAACCCAACTCCCAGCCATAATCCCAGACACCCCCCTTAAAATGACCATTACCCCCCTATCGCAAAGCCTCCAACAAAGTGAAGGCATGGAAACAGTGGCCTATGACGACACAGAAGGCAACCGCACAGTAGGTAACGGCTTTAATCTTGATTCTGGCATTGCTCGTAAGGCATGGAAACAAGCTGGCATTCAAGCGGATTTTGACAAGGTTTATAATGGTGAGCAAGCAATCACACCATACGATGCGGAGTTGCTGCTTAATCAAGGCATGAATGTAGCTGTAGCAGATGCAGATAAACTCTATCCACGCATGCAAGCGTTATCTCCTAGCCAGCAAGAGGCACTCACTGAGCTATCCTATAACCTTGGCCTTCCACGGCTATCAAAATTCACTGAGTTTAACAAGGCTATCAATAGTGGGGATAAAATTAACGCGGTACGTCATTTGATGAAATCTAAATGGGTAACTCAAGTGGGTAAAAACCGCGCTCGAAAAATTGCTAGTAAACTTTTAATGGAGACTTAATCATGAGTACAAATTTTACACAATCTACTCCGCCTAACGCTACCAATGCCATTCTCATTGAGAATCGCACAGGCTTTCAATTGACCGCTGACACCAGCGCTACATCACAGCAAACTGCTACTCTTGAAGGCGGAATGTATGATGTTATTTCAGATGCGGCTGCGTTTATTAAAGTAGCACCTACAGCCACAACTATTGTTACTAGCGGCGCAGGTATTAACTACCCTATAGTTGCTAATACGCCTGTAACAGTTGCGGTTTCTAATGGCAATAAAATTGGTGCGAAAACAACGACAGGGACGGCAACCGTTAGCATTCATCGGGTGGGATAATGAAAAATTATTCAGGTGGAAGAATTAGAGGTAGGGGGAGAGGTCACTATTCATTGAATAATGACCCTAGAGCCGCGCAAGCTTTTCTTGAAGGTGATTCAATTACCTCGCAAAGCACTACAGGCTCTACGGTATTTAATTCTATTGGTTACATTAACGCTATCAATGCAGTGAGTTATAACCGCTTTCCTTATTTGATAGGGGAAAACTACGGTGTTGGCGGCGGCACACTTGACACCATGAATACCGATAAAACCTCACTTGCTGGGGCTACTGGTAAAATCCTATTTTTTATGGGTGGCACAAACGATGTAGGTGTTGCAACTCCCAACCTTGCAACTATGCAATCTAATTTTACTAGCATTAAAAATTATGTTCTTGGTACGCTTGGTAAGTGGATGGTTGCATTTACTATCTTGCCACGCACTCAGGATTTAGGCGTTCCTCTTACTGGCTTGCAATTAACGGCATTGCTTGGCTTTAACACATGGTTAAAAGCACAACATAATCCAAGCGCAGGTTTTTTTGTTGTGGACGGTTATGCTGCATTATGCAGTGCATTAGATACGCCTAATCCCGCTTATTTCAAAGATGAAACAGGCAAGCTATTGCACCCTAATCCTGCTGGCGCAATTCAATTAGGCAAAACAGCGTGGACGCAATTACAAAGTTTTGGATTTATCTCTGGAAGTCGCCCTAGTAATACGGCTGGCAATATCTTTACGTTTGGTGCAATGACAGGAAGCGGAGGCACTGCCTCTACCAATGCCAGTGGTACAGTGGCAACAGGCCTAACCGTTTCAGGTTCAGGCGGTACTCAATCGCGTGTTTGCTCAGTTATTGCTACAGGCCAGCGCGTTGTGTGGAGTCCGATTTCTGGAGATGGCGCTGCGGCTAACGTGCGAGTGGCTGCTACAAGCAATATCACCACAGGGTATTCAATAGGTGATACGGTTTATGGCTGGGCAGAAGTGCTGATAAACAATGCTTTGCGTATGGATGGGCCATATATGCAGCTTACGGAAAATGGTACGCCGTCTACTGCTTATATTGGATTTAATAAAGCAGGGGCAACCACTGGATTTATGCCAAGCGATGCAGGTACTTTATTTATGGTTACGCCGCGTTTTGTTATTCCAGCAACCAATACAAGCCTGAAACCTGAAGTGATATGCCAAGCGGAATGCGCTGCAAATGCTGGTATCGTAGACTTCACGGTGCTAGGCATGGGAATAGCGAAGGTATAGTATGGATGATACAGACCGCATATTACAGGCCATTGAGAAAGCTTCGCAAGCCACTAAAGAAGATTTAGGTGCAATATGGAAAGAGCTAAAAAGTCACTCAGAGGATATAGCAGAACTCAAAACAACCTCAAAGTTGCACGGCTGGAAAATTACAGCCGTTGTGTCAACAATTGCGGCGTTCGGTTATGCGTTTATGAAAGCCATATTACCAGAAAAAATAACAAAATTACTGGGGTTGTAATGTCATATATTTATATTGCTATTACAGCTATAAGCTTGATTTATAACACTTATGTGCATTATGTGGCGGATGTTTCGCTCTTTAGTAGATTCTCTCAAGAGATTGCGCTACAATCAATTTTAGATTTGCCGAAGTATAACTACCACCTAAACCGTGCTAGGGATTTTAGCGAACTCAAAATACTCATGGAAGTGAAAACCTCATGAATTTTAATCCAGTCGAGCGCAGTTTATTTCTTGATAAGGCAATCACTAACGAATACGCAAAAGAGGAGCTTGGCCGTTTGATGCGTCATCGCTCAAAGCTTATGGCTAATAACTGGAGTGTGCCGCTTTCTCTTAACGAAAAAATCCTGAAATATAAAACGCAGTTGGGGTTGGTATGACAACACTTTACCTCCACAGATTCCGCCAAGATGCACAAGGCACTTTTGGTATTATGACGGTGAACAATCAGCAATTATGCGTAACGTGCGAAGATCCTTGGAACGGCAATAAAAACAATATCTCCTGCATACCTGAAGGCGTTTATAAAGTGCTACGCCGTGAGTCGCCTAAGTATAAGCACCACTGGCACGTTCAAAATGTTCCTAGTCGCTCCTTAATCCTGATCCACAACGGCAACACCACAAACGATACAGAAGGCTGCATTTTGGTGGGTGAGTCACTGGCAACCTCACAGCTTGGCAAGCAAGCAATTACCAACTCTCTAAAAACAATGGCGCGGTTACGCAAAACGCTGCCTAATGAATTTACGCTAATTATTTCAAACCCTGTGAAAGGATAACATTATGAACTGGATTATTGAACGATTAAAAGAGCCTTCAACGTATCGTGGCCTTGCTGGTATTGGTGGCCTTGTGGGGCTTGCGCTTTCACCAGAGCAGTGGGATGCTATTAGTGCTGCCGTTGTGGCGGTGCTTTCCGCTATTGAGTTGTTCCGCTCTGAAAAGAAAGCGTAGTTATGCTAGAATCACTTTTTACGCTTTTTATTTTTGCCACTGTGATTGTCTGGTACATTTCCAACGAATGGGTGAAATCTGAAAAGAAAGAAGCTGTTTTAGATGATGACTATAACGAACTGATAGAGGCCAGCCGCAATGACAAAAAAGCAAAAGACAATGAGTCGGCTATCCGTAACGATTATGCTACTGGCAAGCCTCGCAGGATGTCAGGAAAGTATGACATCGACTAACTGCGGGTGGGTGAAGCCTATTCCGTTTAGCAAATCATGCCGTGCGGAAGTGCAAGAGGCTATCGACGTTCACAATTTTAACTATGATACACTTTGTGGGGAATAAATAATGAAAGCACTTTACGTTCCATTTATCGCGCTTGCTATGGCCGCTCTGGTGGCTTGTGCTATCGTTACTCAAGCTCGCGCCGATGAGCATGGCGATACTGGCGGTGGGTTTAAGGATAAATAGGTTTAATTTTATACCTATTTGAACGTATTATGTAGTTATCCGCCTATTGCGTGCGGTAGGTTCTAAGGTCATCCTTCGGGGTGGCTTCAGCTTTTTACGAAGGGAAAGAGGGGGTTAGTTTTGAACACAGATCCCCTCTCTCCTTCCCCCACTCCGCCCATTAACTAAACTAATGGAGGAATCTATAAGCCATACCATAAATACTGCGTAGCGGGATGAGGGTATGGCACACCTTGCGGCGTGTGATAAAAGGCTCACCACAGTCGGGTAATCTTATCTAGCTTGCGCTGCCCTAGGGCATATTCGATAAGCAAAAGCCTTAATTCTATGCCCTACTCCTATACGTCTATAGGCACTCACTGGTCAATTCCAGATTGCAGCATAATCGGGAGAAAAGAGGCTACATGGGCGACTTTGTGATTATATAAAACTAAAGTATAATGTAAATAAAAAACGCCGTTACCGTGAATAACGGCGTTCTTATCAATTTAATTTAGAAAGGAATCGATTGTTAGAAGCAACCGAAAGAAGCATGAATACTAATTACTTGTTAAGTACATATAACAAAAAAATACCCCCGCGTCAAGCAGGGGTTAAGTTAGGAGGTTACCAATCAAGGAAACTTACAGCGGTTATTCGCTGCCAGTAAAATTTAGCGCTTTTGTTTCTTTTTGTCAATCCTTGTAAATGGCTTCATTCCTCCTGCTGTGCAAATATATAAAATTTTAGTGTTTACAATGTTTGGATATTGCATCCAGCATATCGTGCAGGGTTCGTCCGTGTGATAATGAGGGTCTTTCACTTCCGCTGTTTCATCTGAATATCCACAATGAGCGCATGGTTTTCCTTTGTGATTTAGAAAATAGTTACATCGTTGGCAAAATATCGTCTTCATCCTGCATCCTCTCTCTATATTCAGCCTCATCTTGCGCTATTTGCACCATGCTGCGCGTGTCAGCTTCAGGAAAAGCACAGTAAGGGCATAGTGGCACGTCCCACATAGATAAACAGGCATCACAGCGGGTGCAACGACTCATGATTTATTTTTTCTTATTAAAACAATTCTACCAGCGTTAAAAACGGCAAAAATCCACAGTGCTACGGTTAGTACAGATAAAAGCCAGTCGGGCATTTGGTTAATTAGTGTCATCATTTCTTACCTCACTTGGTTTATCAGGTAGCATGGCGCAAATTTTGCATTTCCTATCGCTACACAGTCTTTCAAGCCAAATATCGCAATAGTTGCAATAAAATGCGTCATAAAATTCGCTATATGATTTACGTTTTTTACATTCAGGGCAGCGGTTCATGTGGTTATTTCCTCAAATGAATAACGTTTTAGCCATATTTGATATTCTGGCAGTGGGTTTCCATTTTCATCTTCCCCTCCTTCATATGATATAACGCATGGTGCTTCCGCCAACCATTCACAAGGGTCAAAGTGTTCAGAATCTTCATCTTCCATTTCTATTTCTAGTATGTATCGCTTTTTCATACTTCACCTTTCCATTTCTTTGCTTCTTCTAGGGCTTTCAATCCTTCACGAATACCCCTCCACGCGCACCAAATTTCGTATTTATCTCCTCCACCGTAATGCGACAAGGCATCATCATAACTTGCTGTATCTAATGGGTGGTCAGTATCAAGTAATAATCCTAAATGGTTTCCCGCAATGCCTATTTTTTCCAAAGCCTCCACCAGTGTATCAATCAGGGCGTTGGCAGCGATACGACCATCCTGCAATCGCTGGCCTTCCATCGAAACTGCTGCTTCAGTTGATGTAAAGAAAAACAGCCTTTTCTTTAGCCGTTCATTCTCCTGTTTCAATTCCTCACTCATATCACCTCCTCTATAGTTTCATTACAGTGGCTACGCGGATTGCAGCCAACACTGCTTTAAGGGCTTCCCGCTCTTGCGGGTTGACATTGTATTCCTCGCAAAAAGATTGGAAGGTGAAACGGGATAGTGGCTCGCCCCCTCTAATTGATGGAACCCCTCTCCCACAACTACCGTCACACGCACAAGCTACGTTGGCGCATTTCATATCACCTCCAGTATTTTGGTTATGGCTGCAGGGCTTAAATAGATGCCGCCGTTTGAAATAGATTTTTTGCTTGCTCAGAAATACCATATCCGTGAATAATTATGTGAAGCTCATCTCGATTTTGCAAAAATCCTCAAAATCCTGTAACATCTTATTGTTTGTTATTGATTTCTCAGTCATAAACAAGTCTTCTTCGTTTTAATTTCGCCGCATTTCTCACATTGCATTGTATAAAAAGTTCCAACTTCTACTCCGCTCCGCGCTCTTTCCAAAACTTGTTCATAAATAATCTTCCACTTATGTAAGTGAAAGTTTCCTATAAAAAATTTATACAATAGACTTAACATTACTCTGTCCTTTCTTATCGTTTGTCATCACACACCTCGCTCCCTTGGATAAGCCACATCAAGTAATTGATTAAATATATTGCAATTAGCGCCACCATCAAACTCTTCCAGTTCGATTAAATTGTTGCTTTTGTCAAAGGCCTCGCAGTCAATATCGTTTGGGTCAATTTGGCAATCCAGCGGAATAATGTGAGATACATCTTTACCCTTTTTCTGCAACCATCCCGCATAAATGCAGTTACTAAGCATTGCAAGAAAGTAAGGGCAGCCTGTAGTAACTTCAGATTCCTCGCTTTTCGCCCACTCTAGTGCGGCTAGGCGCGATTGCTCAGGCATGTTTTTCAAAAGTGTTATTTTACGCTTCATCACTCTGTCCTTTCGGTGGGGCATTGTTTTCTGCATTGCAGCGACAACCGCTTGTATTTGTTTATCCATTGTTACCTCGACTTATAAACAACTGTGTAATTTACATCATTTCCAGAAAAGCCTGTTGTCAGCACTCTATGAACATCCTCAAGCGTGGGTTGTGACGTGTAGGTTTTTCCATGGCGGTCGGAAGCTTCCCACATCCCATAATTATACTGTAAATAAATAATCCTATCCATTGGTGGGTTCCTCCTCACAAGTGGAGGCAAAGATTTCTGGCTTGCAGGGATATAGCTCGCCCTTCACGCCCTTGATGATGTAATCGCCTAGCGATGCCTTCATGTTTCCTTCAAGGGTTTTTATTGTGATGTAGGCATCATGCAATGTTTTGGTGTTCTTATTCCAAGTCCAAGCACCACAGGCAATTAATCCAAATGGCAGTTTGGTAGTCCCCTCCAGTGCAGCTAGCGCACGTTCTGGTGTAAACTGCAACGCCTCTATAACTACTGGCTTTTTTCGGTATTTCTGAATCATCGCCCTACTCCTTCTCGTTAGTTTCTCTTGCTTTCATCACGTCATCTGCCAGCTTAAAGGCAAGCCTAATCGCCGCTTCAAAATTCCTACTGCCACCCATAGCGTCCTCTAGGCATACAGGCAAAGCAGCCATAGCAAACTCATCCCTTAGTGTTTTCTCTTCCATCTCACTCTCCTTTGGTTTGTGTGGCATCTGAAATAGAATTCCACTTAATTTTTGGCGGATCACAGAAATAAGCCATGCTAAGCCACGGCTTGTAATGCCTTCTCAATGCAGCTTTAACGTCTGACGTTATCTGCCTATCGCAATCTGGCTTGTGGACTGGTGACGCGCAAAATGTTTTATCTAGGTTCACCCTACACCCCCATCGCTTTGCTGATTGCCTGTTTTATAACAAGCTCGCCAAAGGCAATTTCACCACCACGTAGTTCTTCAACAACAATTTGTTTTTCGTCATCGGATGGAATTTTCCAGATGCATAAACCCGCAAAGATACGAAGTTTTGAAAAAATAAATTTTCCATGAATGGAAAGGCCTGCTTTGATGCCATCGCCTGCTTCGATGCCCCAGCCTGCTTCGATGCCCCAGCCTGCTTCGATGCCATCGCCTGCTTTGATGCCCCAGCCTGCTTTGATGCCCCAGCCTGCTTTGATGCCATCGCCTGCTTCGATGCCCCTGCCTGCTTTGATGCCACTGCCTGCTTCGATGCCATCGCCTGCTTTGATGCCATCGCCTGCTTCGATGCCCCAGCCTGCTTTGATGCCATTGCCTGCTTTGATGCCATCGCCTGCTTTGATGCCCCAGCCTGCTTTGATGCCACTGCCTGCTTCGATGCCATCGCCTGCTTTGATGCCCCTGCCTGCTTTGATGCCATTGCCTGCTTCGATGCCATTGCCTGCATCGATGCCATTGCCTGCTTCGATGCCCCAGCCTGCTTTGATGCCATTGCCTGCTTTGATGCCATCGCCTGCTTTGATGCCCCAGCCTGCTTTGATGCCATTGCCTGCTTCGATGCCCCAGCCTGCTTTGATGCCATCGCCTGCTTCGATGCCCCAGCCTGCTTCGATGCCCCAGCCTGCTTTGATGCCATCGCCTGCTTCGATGCCCCAGCCTGCTTTGATGCCATCGCCTGCTTCGATGCCATCGCCTGCTTTGATGCCACTGCCTGCTTTGAATTGAATGTAGAATTTTGCTTTCAGTGATGAGAATTTCACGCAACCAAGGCCTTCTTCTGCCTCAATAGCCCCATCAAAATTAGACAAATCCACATCGCCAACATACTCATTTTTGTTGTTCAGGTGTTTTTTCGTGATTGTAAAAATGTCCATTTTTCTATTCCTTATTGGTTAATTCTTCGCTGATTGCTGCTAGTGCCGTTTTGTATCCGTATTGCAGTGAGCGTCACAGGCTTGCCAGCCAGCTTCATATACCTCGCACAACATGTTTTTCATAGCGGGTCCAAGCGCTTCGGCTTCATCCATAAACTCTTGGTCGTATAATCCTCCTGCGTTATTTTCCGCAGTGTAGCGGATAAGCTCTAAAAGCTCTTTGATGCGAATTACACTCTCACTAGTCACTTTGTTTTTCTTCTCATTTTACTTGTAAAAATTCCACGCCTTAACTGTGTCACTGTTAATATAAGAAACTCCGTATTTAGAGCGTGTGAAATCATAAAAACCTTGATTCTGCTCCTCAAAAATACGCCGCAAGTCTTTTTCACTCGCCACTTTGTTTTCTTTCTCAATTTTCTGTATAATAGTCATAATCCCTCTTGCCTTCTTGTTATTCTCCCCTTATAAGGGGATAAATAGGCAACGTCAATAAGAAAAGTGAATAAAAATGAGAATTAGCAAAAACGAGGAAAACGAGCTTATTGCATTGTATTTAGACGGCTATAGTGTGCTTTATATCGCAAAGCGGCTGGCAATAACGCAAAGCCATGTGCGATTTTATCTTATGAAGTCGGCAAGCCCTTGGGTGTTAAATATCTTGCTTTTAGAATTACAGGCTAGCTATAAAAAATCCACTACTTTAATCTCAAAAGAAAAGTGGCGAATAATTTCAGAACATTGCGTTTTTAGGCTTGCCGCTTGCCAACCCAGCCGCAGAAATCGGCCAGCCATTCGTTATAGCTCTTCCACTCGCCGTTCGGAGTAGCTTTTTCAAACTCCCTAAGCAGCGGTATAGTTTGGCCACAAAACATTGCGTGGTGGCTCTCAATTTCATTTTTTAGATTCTAAAACCCATTTCATGCAGTCAATAGGGCTTTTGAATTTTCCCCAATACTCGGCCTCACTATTGGCAACTACGGTTAAATAATTCTCCGTATCTTTATAGATAAATAGGCCATAGCAAAAGCAATGAGCATTATCTTTGGTTATTTCACTAGGGCTATCAATTACAGTAAATTGAGGAAGGATTCCTTTTTTAGAAACCACAGCGATTCTATCCCACCTTGTTTTTGCTCTTGTTTCTAAATCAAACCAGTCCCCACCATCAGTCCAGTGGACAATATCACCAACGCAAATTGATTTTCCTAGCTTATCAAACAATCCTGTTTCTATTCTCATTTCACTATCCTCATTCCATTTTTATACAGCTTAGCCGCTTCCTGAAAAGTACACCAGTCAGGGCGTTCACCCTTCCATATCCTGTTATCAGCATAAAAAACTCATCCGTGCTTGCTTAATTTATGGTTAGTTTGCCTAGCCCATCCACCACTTACTAAATCGTTAATTGTTACACGCATCTATGCAATCCCCTAAAATGATTCCATTTATTTAACTGGTCATTATGCTGTACGGCATTGCCATTATATAATGGATTGTAGCCATAACCCGCCACACCAAGTGAGGCTGCTATCATATATCCCTGCTTACGCTTATTATTTTCAATCTTTTCCTCACGCGCTGCTATATTATTGCCTATGGCAATATCTAAATGTTGCTCTAATACAGCAATTCGCGTTTGAAGAGCCTTATTGCATCGAATCTCTACTTTCAAATCGAAGCTATCTTGTTGCAGCCGCTCATATTCTTTTTTAGAAATAATCTTAAACACGCTGCTCTCCATAAACTGTAGTTTCCATTGAGTAGTTTGGTACAGGCTTTTGCTTCATTGCATTAGCTTCAATTCTCGCAACTTTAGAGCGAATATGTGCAACTTTAGTAGCAATTCTATTATAAGGCATATTCATAGCCTCTGATATTTCTTTGATGCTATATGGTATGGCCATGTAACGGATTACTTGCGCGGTTTCTTCTGCTTTCCACACATATGGAACATGGCTTTTCCCTGCACGCTCTAAACGCCGCCTAACAGTTACCCGCGACATACCAGTTACACGCTCTATTTCTCTATAGGTTTTCCCCTCGTTACGCATAGCTAGTGCCAGCTTTTCTATTTTATCGTTCCACCGCATTATTTCCCCCTTTGTACATCTATGCGAAAATTCATCTCTTGTTGCTCCTCGTACCAGTCTTTTTCGCAATCCATGCACCTAAATGTTTCATCTCTGTACTCAAGAGTGTAAACATTGCAGCCGCGACACTGCACTACATCATCAGGATTGTAAGCAACACCGTCAATGTAAGCAATTTCATAACCATACTCTAAAAACTCACCAAGCTGCTGTGCGTCCATAGGCTGAGTCATGCGGCAACTCCCGCAAGCATACCTATTAAAAATATAGCTACATGGCTTAGAATAATCATTGCCATTTCTAAACGTGTTTCGTTTTTTAGTGATTGAGATTTTATTTTAATAGTTGTCATGTTGTTTCTCCTCTTTCTCCCTTTATAAAGGGTTGTATGTTCACTTGTCAACTCTATCTTTCCCTTTATAATAGAAAAAATGCACATTACAGAAATCATAGAAGATATCAGAGAATTTATTAAGCAAGAGGGCGTAACACCTTTTCGGCTGTTTAGGCTTGCAGGCATCAAACACAAAAACTCGCACTTGATTAACAGTGATTCGTGGAATCCCACGGCTGCAACACTGACAAAGCTTCAGGATGCAATCAGAGCGTATAGGTTAGGGCGTGAGTAAGTCACTATCACCCGAAAACCAATTGTCATCTGACTTAAAAACAGCACTTACACGATTAAAAAGTAATGGAGTTTTAGATGCTGTATTTTTTCATGTACCAAATGAGTTTAAGCCTACTAAAAACTTTTTTGCAGCTTGGAAAATCAAGGAAGCCATAGGGTGTGTTTCTGGCGCTCCTGATTGGGTTATTACATGGCAAGGAGGCACTCTATTAGTAGAGCTTAAAGCCAAAAAAACACTTGCATCAGCCTTAAAAGCAATGCGTGACGGCCAGCGTGATTTTGCTTTAGATTGCGAAAAAAGCGGCGTTAAATATGAAGTGCATATTTCAGTAAGTGATGTCATCCGCTCCCTCCAAAGGCATGGGGCGTTCACCAAAAATCTTGCCCTTTAGTTCCCAAAATTTACCAAACTTTTTAACAATAATCTTTTCTGGTCTTTTATAGGGCAATGCGTTTTCATGATGAAAAAATAACGCATCATCAATGCTTTGCGGATACATTCCTTTATGTTCTGGCATATGACGGTCATGCCATTCCTTCATTTTGAACATGGCAACCCATTCATAGATATTGCTTGCATAAGTATTATAAACCACTTTTAGAATAGGTTTTGCTGACGGTTCACCATCTTTTGTTTTTTTAACGTGTTTTGATAGCGTCCAGTCAATTACTGTCAGTGTTTCTGGCTCAATATCCGCCGTCAGCAATGCGCTTTTTTTATCCGCGCTTTCCGATAATGTCACTACATCCGCAATCAATTGGAATCCGCAAGGAATACAATACTTAGCACTCATTGCGTTAGGCTCGGCGCAAGCGGGGCATATCCGCGCTTGTTCTTTCTTTTCATCTTTTGGCTTTGGTTCAAAATCAGATTGCCGCTTGGTGACTTTAATGTCGTCAATACAGCCTAGTGCGTCAATCACACCGCCAAAATCTAACACCATGCAATCAGCTTTACCACTGGCAGTAATAGCTGCAAGCCGCTGCTCTTTGGTATCTTGCGGCATTCCAGCGGCATATACTGGCCTAATGCCTCGCCCGATACATTGCACATAAAGCACTGGCGAACGAGTGGGGCGCATAAATGCAAGCAAGTCAATTTCTGGCACGTTAAAGCCAGTGGTAAGCATTGCCACGTTAACAAGGCACTGAATATCACCATTACGAAACGCTAATACAGCCGCTTTGTTATCCGCTGCACTTTTTTTGCTATGAATGCCTTGGCATTTTACACCATGCCTCTGAATTTCTGCCGTAACGTGTTCGCAATGATCAGTTCCTGCTGTAAATATAAGCCAGCGTTTTCTGTCTTGCCCATGTTCAATAATTTCTTTTACGCAAGCTTCGGTCACGTCTTGCTTATCAATAGCCGCCTGCAACTGGCTTTCTATATAATCACCGTTGCGAGTTTTTACGCCGCTAGTGTCCATAATAGTAGTGGTTTTTGGCACTGTAGGCTTTACAAGAAAACCCTCCTCTATCATCCATGCAATCGGAATCTCATAAGCTACGCTTTCAAACAACGCGCCCTTACCCTCGCATAAATGGCCTGAATCGCTGCGGTAAGGAGTACCAGTTAAACCAATGACGCGCATTTTAGGATTTAACGCCTCGCAATCTGTTATAAACTTGCGATAACGTGTTTCATCGTTGTGTGGTATAGTATGGCATTCATCTACTATGATAATGTTAGGGCGGCGCGTTTCATCAAGCAGCATCGCTTTGTCATGAATGCTTTGAATGCTGGCAAATGTAATATCATTAGTTAATTTTTTTTGATTAAGCCCTGAACAGTAAAAACCATAATTAGCTTCAGGATATTGAGCGCGTAACTCCTCAGAATTTTGCACTAGCAACTCTTTATCATGAGCTAAAATAATAATTCTAGTGCGGCTGTATTTTTCCTGCACTTGACGGATAAACTCCGCCATAATTAAAGACTTTCCCGCCCCTACAGGCGCAACAATCAGCGGATAACCTTGTGCATTATAAATATGATGCCAAATTGCTTTGATTGCCGCTTCTTGGTATTTTCTTAATTGTTTTGGCATGGTTTCCGTTGTTATTGTAGTGTTGTGCGGGGTCACTAAACGAGAAGGAGGTTAAAAAACCAAAATCTAGCCCCCGCTGCCAGTGTTACAAAGCCACTTGCTGGCTTGGCTTTAACCTATTTCTTAAATGTCATCCGTTTATAAACTGCGCGGGTTTTTCTCACGTCATCCGCACAATAAGCGCGTATTTTAGTTTCCTCACCTTCCGCCCATGCCTTGTAAACATCTTTACCGCTAAAATCGCCCTTACCTTCAATGCCTAAAGCGCGGCAAAGTTTATCAAGCCCAATGAGGTTTTTAGCATCCCAGCGCAACATGGTATCGTAAATCTTATCGCCCCATTTATCTTCATTCTGACGCATAATAACAGGCGGCGGATTAACCCCTAAAATAATGCCACGATGACGGATTAACTTCATGTCAAACTGCGCGGCATTGTGGCCAATAAACTGGTGAGCATAATCGCCTAGCGCGTGAATATGCTTGTAAAATGCAATTAACATAGATTTTTCATCACCATGTTTTGTAGCATAAAACGTCACAGGCTCGTCATCATCCACTTGCACGCCAATACAAATAATATGGCACATTGCACCGTCAAATGACGTTTTAGCCAGTGCGTGTTGCACTGCATTAGCGTGTTCTGATTCATACCACTTAGCTAAAGTTTCAGGCTTGCTCATAGTAGCTGGCGGCTTAACGTCCGCTGCCACATACTCATATACCCATCCTTCTTGCGAAGGAATTGTTTCGATGTCTATTGTGATTTCTCTTGCGGTCATGTTCATATCCTCCATTACCATGGTATTTCATCATCAACCAACGGCATAGCTGCTGCTGGTGGCGGTGCGTAAGTTACTGGTGCGGCAATTGGTGCTACTACTGCTACAGGCGCTTGTAGCTGCGCTGGTGCAACTGGTGCGCCAACGGCAGCAACTAGCTTCGCAGAATCAATGCGAGCAAACTTCTTGCCCTTTTTGGCAACCTCTGAGCGGTCAGGATAATGCTGCTCATTGCCTTGCTCATCTAATTTCGCAACCTTATTTCCAATATCGTCAATTTCCTCGATCACTTCACCTTTGCGAATTTCGTGGTTAACCAAAAGCAGCTTGCCGTTAAGTAAATCTGAGTTCGCAACATACGAATCAAATCCAGCCCCAACGCATAACGCCACAAAGTTTTGAGCGGCAAGCTTACTGCGCGGCGCTGATTTACCACCACCAAAATCAACAACGGAATCATCCCACAAATCAAATTCAATTGTATTTTCTGCGCCTTTATATTCACCGTCTGCAACGGCGTAATGTACTTTTAGCACTTCAGGTTTTACATTTTCAGCCGTGGCAAAGCGAGACACTGCTTTTTCACTGCTAACAATCTGGCATTTTACAAGGCCTGAGCCGCAATAGAAAATCTGGCTTTTCGGCGCAAGTTCTTCCTCTGTGTATTTTATATTAATGGCAACCATGTTATTTTACTCCGTTAAGTTTGTTAAATAAATAAGTTAAGTTTGGACGCTCAAAATCATCACAATGATTAAAGCGGCATCGTGCAAAAATTTCAGGCGTTTCACGGCATTGTAACGAGTATTTTGCTCCTTTTTCTGGCAAGTCGTGCATTCCTAAATGCCAAACCCCATCAAATAAGTGACGCAATTTTATATTTATCTCATTACCGTCAAAAAATGGCTTATGCTGCGGTTCTTTATCATTAAGTTGCGCCAACATAATCACATTTTTATCAGGCATTGAGTAAACTTTGTTCATTAATTTAAGTACCCGCTTCGCCATGTCACCATAGGCAGCTTGACCGTTTATTTTTGCGCCTGATGCACTAGTTTTGCTTAATTCGTCTTGCAATACTAACGCGGCAAAATGACTCGCAGAATCAAAATAAAGTGTGTCAAACTTTTTTGCTTCCGCAGATTCATCTAGCCATTTCATCACAGCATAAAACTCTGGCAAGGAATGCGCTGCAACCGCTGGTACGTCAGTACCCTGCAAACTCACCTGCCCTTGCTCAATAGCAATATAAAGTGGATTAGGCGCAGTTGTAACTAGCGGCGTTTTACCACAACCAGCTGCTCCGTATATAATAGCTTTAATGCCACTATGCCGCGCAAGCTCGCCTGTTGTTGTCACGTTAACCATTGCCGCCCTCTTGTAAATCGGGGCGGCCAATTAACAGGCGGCGAACTTGTGCAGCCCGCGTGCGATCACCAATCTTTGCTTGCTCATCAATCTTTTTAATTAAATCGCTAGGCAACTTAATTGTAATAGCTTTTTCTTTTTTTGTTTCTGTTGTCATTGTTTTGTATCCTTTCATATAATTATAAATAGCAAGTTTAGAAAATTAGTCAATAGCAAAAAAGTATTTTTTTGGTTGTCCTCTTCCAGTGGGTGCGCGAGAGGCTTCGGCCATTAATCCGCCTTCTATAAGCTCGTGCATCACTTCCTTAAAATCACGAGGGCGAAGTGTACTAAACGGTTTTATCTTCTTCATATCGCGCTGGTCTATTCCTTCTCCGCCTTTTTTGCGAATAGCCTCCAAGCAATCAAGCTTCCACTTCTCAAACTCACTACCAGCCACATTGCGGCGTATCTTATTAAGCGTAGCAAGTGAGGTATAGCGCATAATCTGCACACCTTCCTCAACTGATTGCGCCGTGATTGTAGTAGCATTCGGATTGCGACTTAATTCGATAATCAGCGACAAGCGTAAAGCCATTTCAGCACACCGCACAAAAAGAGAATCTAATCCTAGTTTTCCCCATTCATTATTGATGCCGTCTACAATCTCACAATCATAAGCCTTATAAATATCAATTGCGTCATGTTCAAAGGCCAGCGTTACAAGCTTTGGTTCTTCGTCTGCACTTTCCACTTGATCACCTATTCGTGCATTGATTGCTTCAATCCATTTTAAAATTGATTCTGGCACGTCATGAAATCCTACATCCCGCGCATATTGCATCGGCTTATCACTCCACCACATAATATGGCGGCTAATAAATCCGTCTGTAATCATCTTTTGATTCATAACCTCTAAAACGGCATGGGTGGTGCTACCTAACATAGTAATAGCAGGATTTTTAACCTGCCTATTAAGCTCGTCTACCATGTCTTTTTTAAGGCCACGAGTGCTGTAATTATTTGGCCGTTGCGTTCCATCAAGCTTAGTGGCTGCCTCCAACAATTCACCTTTAATTTGAAGCTTGTTTGCATCTACATTTTTGCCACTAAATCCCTCAAGAAAAATACCCCACTCATTCGGCATTACAATATGGCGCGGTCTTTCCAGCAATTTACTAAATACCCCTGAGCCGCTAGTATAGCCCTTACCCTGTATTAAATGGCCAAGGTTTGCTTTGCTTAAAATAGCGGTAATAACGCGGTCGCTTGTTTCTTTGCCTGTCCCCGCGCCTGATACTGTCACTTGATAGAGCGAAGTGCGATTGCGTTTATCGGTTGAAAAGTTACGCGCCAGCACCACACTGCAAAACGACAAAGCACAAGGCACAGCAAGCAACTCATTATTTCTAACGTCATTCAATCGATAAAAATTGATAACCTCCCGCAATACGCCATCAAACTCAGGCAATGCACCAAGTTCCTCATCTTTCCTTTTATAAATTTCATATTTACGGTTTAACTGCCGCGCTACTTCCTCTAATCCCGCGCTGCAATGTAAATCATTCCAATCAGTAAATTTCTGACCTGCTTCAAATTCAGGGAATCTAGCAATAATACTTAGTGCGTGTGCTACTTCTTGTGCTTTTGTACGGCCTGTATTGGTTTTTCCATGTGTATCATCATCAGCAGCAATTACCACTTGGCTATCAGGATGAGCTTTCACTACATAGCTTGCCACTTCGTAAAGGTTGCCAGCATTAAACGCCACATAAACGGTTGCACCTGTAGCCATGTGAACGCTCGCCCCTGTGGCGTAACCCTCCACAATATACACTCGCTCCACAGTGCCAGCTATTTGAAACCAGCAACCTTTAACCTTCCCACCCTTTTTATACGGCTTAAATCCATCAGGTTGGATAAATTGCAAGCTTGCCATTGTGCCAGTATAAACAACTTCACCGCCGCCAGTACCATTAGGTATTACCGTTTGCACCGCCTCCACCATAGGGATAACAAGCCTGTCCTGAATTTGCTTAATTGCCCCCACTGGCTTAATTTGCTTTCTTACAAGATACGGATGCAACAAATTGGCGTTTTCCGCTTTCTCATACATTCCCCAGCACTCAATCGCCGTTTCAGCATGAACTCGCTTCTCTTCTTCATCGCGCTGCTTTCGCATTTCTTCACGGCGCAACTGTAAATCTAATCGCTGATCTTTTGTAAGGTACTCAGCGCGACGGCTTGACCATGTTACCTTTTCGCCGTCCTTCCAGTTACCATACGCCCCCACGCCAATCATAAAACCATCGTTTGAGCTGTCCTCAATTTCATCAAACCAACACCAGCCTGATTTGCCTTTGGCTTTATCGTCAGGGGCAGAAATTCGGATAATTTTGTTGCTCATAAGCTGCCTAGGCAATCCATAACCAGCCTTAGAAAGCTCCTCTAAAAACTCGCCAGCAGGATCTCCGCTGGGTTGTTTTGAACGGTATTCAGTTACCGCATCATCAATCTTTTTCTTCAAATCTGATATATCAACCATATTAAAATCTCCCTTTCGAATAAAATAATACTTTTTCAATTTCTAATTATTTTTATATTTAGATGCAAGGTAATTCGTAAATTATAAAAACTCGTTTCAAAACATAAAAAGGAATAAGATTAAAAAATGAAAAGTAAAAAAAAAGTTATAGGCTAGTGCTGGAGCGGCTTAGAGTAATAAATAATATATATATATATCTATTATATATTATGTGTTTTATACTTACTTTGCCTTCTCTACCCCCCTCTAGGAGGGTATAAACATGACATACACGCGCGAGGGATTTTTATTTAATTCGGCAATGGTGGTTTTAAGGGGGTAATTATTTTATTTTTGATGTTTTGAATAATAATAAATCAGATTTTGCATAGAAATAAAAAATTTTATAAAATTGCATTTTTTTGCCTTACAACATTATTCACATATGCAATAAAGAGGGCAAGAGAAACAACCACGGAGAATTTAAGATGAAACGCATTAGCAAAAAAACATACGAAGCAATCAGCAAGGACTATCGCGGCACATGGGAAGGCAAGCGCACTGTGTTTGCAGGATGCCTTGGCTTTTCTGGCCTTGGTACTCGCCTCGCGGTTGAAGGTATAGACTTTGAAGTGATTGGATAATGCAATGAAATATCCTGACGTAAACATGCGAAAAGCTCAGGCCATTGAGTATTACCTTCACCTTGCCGATGCGATGGAACACATGGCAAAGGCTATGCGTACCACTGTTGAGGAGTCAGACCCGCTATTACGCAGCTATTTGGTTCAACGCAGCCGCACTATTGCGAACTGCATAGATAAAATGGGTGGAGCGGCGAAGTGGTACATGGACGGAATCGAGAAGCAAGAGCGCATCATTGCTATGAAATCTGAACTGGAAGGATTGCAAAATGAGAAAATACGGTAAAATTGAGGAAGAAATGGACAAGCGCAGCGAGATAGTTGACCGCTATTATGCCATAGGTCAAAAGCTTTTTGCAGAGCCTACATGCCAAGAATTGAAAATTACTTTTGACAAATGAAGTTGAGCGGCTTAAACTAAATAGAAATCAGGAGTAAATTATGGGTCGCCCATTAGGTTCAATAAACAAACAAAACTCAGACACAGTTGATGTAGAGGCGGTTATTTCAGCACCCGCAATCATTTCTCATACTGGCACACATCCAGTTATCCGCCGCGCTCAAGACGAATTGCGCGTAACCGCAGAACAAGACTCAGAGAATCCACTTAGCTTTACTATTCGCCAGCTTGCTACTCAAGCTGCTGTATTTGTTAACCTAGATAACTGCAGAGATATGGCCACTGGTGAGATTACCTATGATGCGTTGCGTAGTAAGTTGCGTCAGTTTGGCTTTGTTGTTTAATTATGCTTGCAGTCGTATATGGTGACTTAAACAAAATACAGCCTCTGCGCCAGTTGCAGGATAATGAGTTGTTTAAGGTAGCGCCACGTTGATGAGAAGCGCTTTAGTAAAGCATTTGTAAATCGTTCTGAATATGATATTGTAGGGCTAGCAAAGAGCTTGGTAAAGAAGTATGGCGCTAACACCTAAACAGCAGAGATTCATAGAAGAATATCTCATAGACTTAAATGCTACTCAGGCTGCCATTAGAGCAGGATATAGTCAAGACACTGCAAATGTAATTGGTTGCGAAAACTTAACAAAACCTTACATTGCCGAAGCAATTGCAAAAGCACAGGCGGAACGCTCCCAAAAGACAAAGATAGATGCTGAATGGGTGCTACGCAAAGCCACTGAAGTAGTCGAGCACTGCATGAGCGAGAAGGATTATAATGCCGCTGCTGCTATCTCGGCGCTTAACCTTGTTGGTAAACACATCAACGTACAGGCATTTAGCGAAAACCTTAGCTTAACTGGCAAAAATGGCGGTGCTATCATTACTGCCAATATGCAGCTATCAGAAGCAGAAAAGGCAGTAATTGCCAAAGGGGTTTATGAACGCTACAGAGATTTACCAAAATCACCTGATTAAAACTAACTGCGAGATAGATTTTCTTTTTTTCATTCGGTATGTGTTTGAGAACTATTATGGCGTTAAGTGGATTCACAACTGGCATCATGATGAAATCATCAAGCTGATATATGCTATAGAACGCCGCGAAATTGCCAACGCTGTAATCAATATCCCTCCTCGTTATGGGAAGACAGAGCTTATTGTCATACTTTGGATATGCTGGACGATGATACGAAATCCACGCGCTAACTTCCTTCATGCTTCATATAGTGTTGACCTTGCGTTAAAGAATAGCTCAATGATTCGTGACATCTTAAAGTCGCCAGCTATTCAAAAACACTGGGCTGTTAAAATGCGGGATAGTAGCGACAGTAAGGGGTTGTGGCTCACTGAAGAGGGTGGAGGGATGCGCTCTGATGCTGCTGCTGGTTCGATGACGGGCTTTGGTGCTGGAATGACATCATGGGAAGAAGGCGACCCCTTCGATGGTGCAATAATACTTGATGACCCATTAAAGCCAAAAGATTCTAACTCCGAAGCTGTCAGAGACTCGGTGAATAGTCGACTTTCTGGTACAATCCATAGCCGCAAGAATCATAGCAAAGTTCCTATCATTATAGTGATGCAACGATTACATGAAGATGACCCTTCTGCTGTGGCACTGAGAGGCGGGGTGATGGGTGAGGAGTTCTTCAACCTTAAGCTTCCTGCACTTTTACCTAATGGTAAAGCTTTATGGCCATGGAAGTATAATGTTGCTGCGTTGCAGCGTATGAATGCAGCCAGCCCTATGGATTTTGCTGGGCAATACCAGCAAGAACCAGCCCCTTTAGATGGTGATGTGTTTAAGCGTGATTGGTTTTTACGTTATAACTCCCTGCCATTACCACCGCAACGAACACGCATAGTTCATTCATGGGACACGGCTTACAAGGCAGACCAACACAACGACCCAACGGCTGGCACTGTGTGGTATAGTACCAAGTCACAGCATTACCTTGCTGAGTGTGTTAACAAGCGTATGGAATATCCTGATATTAGAAAAACAATTCTAGCTATGGCAGAACGTGATAATCCTGATGCGATACTGATTGAGGATAAGGCTTCGGGGCAATCCCTTATTCAAGAGTTAAGGAATAACACTAGCCTACCTATTATAGCAATCAAACCTGATGGCGACAAAGTGACACGCGCCCGAACCATTACTCCGATGTTTGAAGGCCAGCGAGTTGTGTTACCGCAAGATGCGCCTTGGCTACCAGACTACGAAAGACAAATGTTGCTCTTTCCAAACGGTAAAAATGATGATATGGTGGATAGCACAAGCCAGTTTTTACGCTGGGCTAGGGACAATGACAGTAACACCGCTGAGGAATACGGCGCGTTTTTGCAGGAGATTTATAGTTGAATCGAGTAGATAAGTCATATTCTGCTGAAGGCGTTATTGTAAGCGGTAAAGCCATTAATGAAATGGTCAAGCGTATTGCTTCCAGCCCTAGAGAAGTCGGTATGCTCGGCGGATTACCTCCTTATGCAGATGAAACTAAGATGTACACTGTACGCAATGGTAAGCGAGTAGAGCTATGAAATCCGATAACGAGATACTAGCGGATTACTCAAAAAATCTGAGCAAGTTTCAGTCAACCTATAATCTTCAGCGCATGGAAATAAGCAACTGCTACGAGATGAAAGCAGGACATCAATTCACTGGTGAGGAAACCGCAGACCGCAAGCATTTAGACAAGCCAGTCGTTACAGTAAACGTGGCAGCTTCATACATTGATGCGATTGCTGGTAGTGATGTGGTTAATGGTAAGCGTGCTGAGTATGTTCCTGCACATGGTGGATATGATAAAGAAGCCGACTTAATGAATGATGCGGCAAAGTATATCGAATACACTTCTGGGCTAGAATCAGAACGCCTAATGTCCATGAAAGACACACTTACTTGTGGCATTGGCTCATATGTCAATCACCAAGATTACACCAAGAAACACGCAATTGCTGGTGAGCCTAAAGTAACCCGTATATATCCTGCGTTTACGTTCTTTGATACATCTGTGCGTGGCAGTAGAATCAACGCAGATGCTAAATTTATGGGTTATGTTGACCCTGTAGATTGCGATTCTCTTACTCAATACATTGAGGAAAAGAAGGGCAAGGATTATGCATCGGATGGCTACGCCTATGGCGGTGGCGCTGATACGCTTTGGTTTATGTCATACCTCCGCGCTGATAACATTCAGAACCTAGAGTTTCTCTCTTACTACTTCTGGTGGGATTTTGAGCCGCTATATGATGTGAAGAATCCATTTACTGAAGGCACGACTATGTTCCGTGTTATTCAAGAGAATGAAGATGCAGCTAATCTGTTGGGTGAGTTATTAGTTGAGTTACGCATTGACCAAATGCAGCCTTATTACTCATTTAATGGCGACCAGTATAAGCGCTTCAAGGAGTTTATGGAGGCGTTAGAGCTTCTCACTGGTGTACAGGTTGAGAAGTTGGAATACTCCAAACGCCAAGGCCGTTGCTATTACAAAGCAGAAATTGCGCGTGGTATGGTGTTGACTAAATCGAAATGCTTTACACAAGATGGATTCCCGCAAGTGTTTATCGTGGGTAACTATGACGAAGTGTTGGGGATTTACTACGGCTTAATGCGTCCATTGTTTGACCTTCAGCGTGCGCTTAACTTCTCATACTCTGACTTGTTGGGGTATGTTTCAGACGTTGCCACTGGTGGCGGGGCATATGTCAAGGGTTCGATTGATAACATCAAGAAGCTGCAAGAGTCTAAGGCCAACGCTAAAAAGCTGACCTATATCACGCAGGATATGGATATTATTGCCAAGGCTAAGGCTGATACACTTTCAAGCCTGACCACATTCATTCAGATTACCCTTGACCTATTTCCTAAAGTATTAGGCACACCGCCTGAGTTTATGGGTACGCTATCCACTAAGGATATGGGAAGCGGGTTGTATGCACAGGTGATGAAACAGGCAACGCTTGCGCTATCATCGTTTGCTAATAATAGTGCAGGAGCTATCAAGCGACAGGCAGAGATTAACGTGGATTTTGCCAAGCTTCTCGCACGTCAGATTGATGGCTATCCTATTCAGATTCTCTCGCCTAATAAAGAGCAGAAAGATTTTGAGTATCTTACTAAAGATAGACTGGCAGACCAGTATAAAATCATCGTAGTAGAACGCCCAATGAACGCGGATGAACGCCGCGAAATTTGGCAACAGTTTAACGAGCTTGCGCCTATTGCGCTTCAATCTGGCGCGAATATGGGTAAATTCATGACGGCTGCGGTAGAGTATGCGCCGATTGACCTTGATGCGCGGAATCAAATTATTGATTCCTTTACACCGCCTCCGCCTCCGCCGCCTGATCCACTCAATCAAGCATTGGTGGAATCACAGGTTGCTATGCAGCAAGCACAAGCTGCTGACCTCGGGGCGAAGGCCAAGAAGGCGTCCGCCGAAGCTGATAAGATTGCAGCATCTATTGGGACTGAAGACGACCAAGCCAAACTTCAGCTAATAAAGACTATTAGCGAGATTGAACTAAATCAAGCCAAGGCAGAGCAAACAATGGCTTCTATAGGGGATAAAATTATGTCTCGCATGGACGCTATGGAAAGCAAGATGCACGAGCGCAAGGAGTCACAGCCGATATTAGTCAATAACGATATGAGTGCGATTGCTAAAATCATGGAGCAAAGCGGCGGTCAAAGCGATAGGTTTGTGGATATAATGACGCAGAATAATACAGATATTGCACAAATGCTATCAGGGGTTATTAATACCGCAATGATGGCGGAGCGCGAAATAGTAACAGATGAAAACGGTAACCCTATAGCCACTAGAATCAAAGGATAGTCTTATGCCTAAATCAACGCCAACCTGCAATTCAATTGTAAACCTACTCTATCGCGCAACCGCTTTCGCCAACGTGGCGGATAATGCCTCGGCATCCCCCCTTACAAACACTTATGTATCCCTACATACTGCTGATTTAACCGCAGGAACCAACACGCAGACGCAAAACGAAACGGCGTACACAAACTATGCACGTCAGACCGTCGCACGCTCAACTGGCTGGGATGCTGCCTCTGGTGGCGCAACTGCGAATACTACGGCAATTTCTTTTCCTCAGTGTGGTGTTACTGGTGCAACTATTACCCATGTTGCGACTGGTACAGCAACGAGTGGCGCGGGAACTGTGTGGCATTATGGGGCATTGAATAGCTCGATTGCAGTTTCTAACGGCATTACCCCTCAGTTTGCTGCTGGAGCATTGACTGTTACGGAGGCATAATATGGATAAGCGCTCACCTACGCAAAAATGGTTGTGGGAGAATATAGGCGCTCCGCTGTATTATTGCGCTGATTGTCTTTTGGAAGTGAAGGTGAA